GCCAGTCGCCAGAACCGAATCCCCTGCAGTTTATTTTCTACCCGGTACCGGTGGTCGCACAGCCAGCCCTTGCGCTGAGCAATCTCGTAGAACTGAGAAACGGCTTCCACCATATCGAGGCAGGGGACGAACACAGAAGACCCGGGATCAAAGGTCTTCCAGTTCACCACCATGCGCAAACCATCGGGGGCCAAATCCATGGCCACCCCCCGGCTATCATTCTTCCTCGGCTTTCTTGTTATCACTGATGATTTCATCTTCGGTCCCTACGTCACTCAGCCACGATGCTCCTTTAAGCCGGAGCACGCTTATCGCAGGCAGGGACAGTTTAGTGCCCTTGCCCATGCGCTTTGAGACGGTCTTGGCTCCACACGGCAGGGTGCGCAGTTCTTTGACAATTCCGGCAAAGTCTAGCTGGCGCTCCGCGCACCACGATCTGAAAGGCTTCGGCATAAGGAACAGTGTGTTGGTGTCTGTCTCCAATCGACCTAGCATCGCATTTCTCGGCATCGCTTCGGGGACCACTAGGTGGTCCAGTATATCCGGTCGACCAGTGGCGTCGAGCCGACCTTCGCCAGAGTTCCGAATGCGCAGAAAATCGTTAACATTAGCATAGAAGTAGTCGCTGACAACCTGCGTTGCATCTTGGCTGTGCATACTGGTGTCTTCCCGTTTGTAATCTCGCAGGTACCCGACAACCCAGTCCAGCAGCGCCCTGACATCGAAGGCTATGAACTTTAACCGCTTGGCAATCAACAGACCTGTAATATCACACGCCGCTTGCGCGGACCAGAATCGGTTCTCTGCGGTCAGTCCTGCGCGGGTATCTATGGTCTGTTGAACACTAATGAGCAGCTTTTGAACTTCGTCCAAGTTGTTCATGATGTATTGCAGGTACGGTATTGCCGCGTGCCCAAAGTGTCGCTCAATGGATTTCGCCAGCTCGTCGGTATCTTGCTTAGGCAGCTGCTGCTTCTGCGGGGAGAACTCCAACACGCGCTGCGCTTCTGCCTTTGGTGCGTCCTTGTATGAGTTCACCTTTGAGATAAGGCTCATGTTGCCAGTGGTTACGCATATAAAGCTCCATGGGTCTCCACGCCAGCGCGAAGAGTTGGCCCCTTGGCTCAGTCGACCGCGCTGCTTGCCGCTGGGAATCTGGTAGATAAAGTCACTGGCTTCCTTGGGCTGCATGTTCGTCATTTCGTCGCAATACAGCGGCAGGTCTTTGAGTGTCTCAGCGTAATTCATTTTGTCGTTGTATGTATCGCGCTCAAACTTAACGAACTTGGCCGGGTCTGCCCACAGACTGGCAGCTGCCAGCAGCACCGTTGTCTTGCCATAGCCTGAGTCCTTGCTATGGAAGTGGAATATGGAGCCCTTGATCGCAGTCATCTTGGTAAGTACCGAGCCGAATGCTGTGCCGATAATGTACTGGTACGATTCAAACCCGGGCTTGTTGAAGAACTCCAAGTTCTTCTTCCATTCGTCCAACGACCCCTGCGGTTCAAACATTGGAAACAGGTGCGAGGTCTTAGTTGATGGAGCGTTCAGCTCTACCCGGTCTGGAAGCACGCGAGCACGGCCCAGTGTAAACGAAGAGAAGTTGTCGTCAGCCCAGCCGAATTGCCTTTTGCTTAGGTCTGCGGCTGATGTGTTTTCTAAACTTGACTCCCACTTTAATATGTATGTCATAAGAGCATCCCAATGCGCTGCGGTAACTACTGCTACGCTGTTTTTAGATAAGTACTTACGCAGCTCGTCTCTCGATGTTGCTGCGGTAAGCGGTACGGTAAATTCTTTTACGCCGTCGTATGGCAGGTGCACACGCACGACAAGGGACGCCCCGTCTTCTGGGTCGTCTGTGCGGTGAAGCACGTAAAGATCGTGCTCATACACGAGCATATCTACGGGGTCACCCTCACGGTCCGCCGATTGGACATACACGCCCCCGTTTTTACCCCTGAAGTACGGCGAGGGATATTTAGGTATGGTGTACGCCTGCAGCTCTACGGTCTTCATCTGCTCCGGTCTATCAAACACGACGTTATCTTCTTCCTGCGCCCGGATGATCTCCCTGCCAAGCTGAATCGGTGATGTTATTTTCCCTTTGTGTGGGCAGCTGCCGCACAGCCCCGGGTTAGTCCCATCAAATGTAGTGCAGTGATACGGGCCGGAGGTCTTCTTCGCTTTGTCAATGGTACCGCCCGCGTCGTAGTCTGGGTGACGCCTAGAGACAACGTGTATTGCTTTGTCACCGTCTACGCAGTTAACCGCAACGGACAGCGCCGCGCGCCACAGCGGCTCGTCCACGTCCTCTTGGTTTGCTGCTGCGTAGGCTAACTGCGCACAGCCGCGACCCTTGGCACTCTTCTCCAGTATGGTCTTGAACCGGCTGGTGGAGTTCCCCATCAGCGACGCCATCATTGGGTCTGCTGCGTTGGAGCGAGTCTTTTTAGGTGCCGTTGCGCCTTCTGGGACGTAGTGATCCAGAATGGCTTTGAACTTGTCCAACGACAGCGCCGGTTCTAGGTCTGCTAACACCGCCACGTTCTTAGGCGGGCTGTCCTTGTGGTTGCGCGTGCCCGGGTACCGCAGCACTCTAGCGCAATCGGCCGAGACGACCGGGTCTATATTGAGTCCGTGGTTAAGACACATCTGTTTGAAGCGCACTGCCAGTGGTAGCCAACCGGCCACATTCAAGTCTTCGTCCATTGCCCAATAAACATGGAGCCCCCGTCCCGAGTTAACCATAGTGGGTTTTGGAAGCTGGTGTGTCTGGCAGAATACCCTAACCGCTTTTACCGCAGCTTGCTGCGTAGGAAAACCTTTATCGCCCTTGTCTTTACCGCAGTCTAGGTCAAGGAAGAATGATCGGAGTTTTTCGGCGTTATCTGCGGTACGTTTGCCGGGGGTAACAAAAGAAGCCAGTGCAAAATACACATCGTTACTACCTTCATCAAGAGTACCCGCGAGCTCGTCCATCTCTGGTATCGACGTCAAAAACTTTTGTGTAATCAGCTTTTGACCCGAACCCCCGTTAACGGCAAATACGCAGTAGTTCTGTCCTTGCGCCAGCACGTGTTCTAAGAATTTTATTGCGCCCATACGCTAACCTTTACCGATAGAGACGACAGGGGGCGCCGCAGCGCCCCCGCCATAAATTACATACCAGCTCTAGAGCTTAGTCGTCCCATTCATCTATCAGGTCATCCAGCCCAGCCGCAGCGATTTCTTTAACGGTTGCTTTTTTGCTGGAGCGCGCAACAGGCTGGTCGTCATCTACGACAGGTACAGTTTTCTTCTTTGGTGCGGGCACAGGTTCTTCGTCGTCTTCTTCTTCTATGACAGGTGCAGCTTTCTTCTTTGGCGCAGTGGGTGCGGCCGTTGCTTGCGACTTTCTAGCGCCATCAAACGCCCCCACTGTCAGTGCGATGGCATCCTTAGATTCCTTGGAGTCGCGCATTTCAAGAGCGGTCTGCAGCTCTTCCTGATCCAGCGGGCGCACTGCGCTGAATGACAGCTTGGGCTGTTCACTAGCCACGTCAAATTTCATGCGGGTGACCACAGAGACTGCGTGCACGTTGTTGCCCGCTAAGAACTTGCCGTACGCTTGCAGGCCCAGCTTACCGTCCTTTCCGTCACCAAATACGCTGGTGGCAGGCAGTTGCAGTTGGTATACCTCTCGCTTTTCAATGTCGCCATCGAGCATCACAGCAACGCGCTGGGAGTAGCGGCAGGCACGGGAGTCTCCTTGGCCTGACCCCTTGATGTTGTTGAGGCACGTACCGCACTTGTCGCTCTGGCGCTGGTCTTCTGGCACTGATGAGTCTGGTGTTTGGGTGTTTGATGACCAGCACGTAGGGGGAGCCGCTTGCACTTTCGGGTCGTACGCACCTTGGTAGTACTGGCGTGACACTGGTGCGGCGTTAACTAGAATGACATCCAGTACGCGGTCTTCGCTAACGTGAATCTCTTCGCCGTTGACTACTTGCCGAAACGCCTTACCCTTGATGGATATACGGCGCCCGCCAGAAGAAGCACCGCCACCGCCCGCAAGAGTCTTGGTTACGCTGTCTTCAAAACCAGCGGGCATTGCTGGTAGTTTAAACTTCTTACCTTCAAACAAAGTCATGTTGCTCATTCTAACCTCTGTGTTTTAAATTGGTTTTATAAATCTAGTTCAAGTTGCTTTCGCCCTTCGGCGTTATCGGCGCTGAGATGGTCTCGTACCTTATCGTAATCAAACCGGTATGTTGTTCTGGTGTCGCCAGCAACGGCGATATACGAGCTTTTAGGTATTTTCCCACTGTCCATCCAGTTTCTAACCGTAATGGTAGATACCTGCAAGCGGTCAGCCAGCTCACCTATTTTGATAAGGTTGTCGCTACTCATTACTTTCTCCGAATACTGATCTGGTACTTCGTTTCCGTGTTCATGCCCGGGGGCAGAACGTCGGGGTTATCTTCTAAAAACTGCTTCATATTCCCCTGATGCAGTCGCTTTTCAAGCAGGTCGGGCACCTTGTGCTCCAGTACAAACTCGTGCATCGACGCCCAATCGTTTGTCCAATAGTTGGTCGTCGTGGTGAGGTAGAACAGCCCTGACTTCGTGCGGGCTCCCTCCACCCCATGCTCGCAGCAGTAATCAAGTAGCGCGCCCTTTATCAACGCCATCTTATCTGTGATATCTTTCGCCTTCTCTTTGTACTCGGCAGCGATCTCGTCGTTCTTTTCTTTCATCTTGACGTAGACCCGTACTAGCTTTGCAAGCTGGGAGTCCTCCGCATCTACTGTTTTTTCGGTAGCCATATCGTCCTCGGGGGTGGGTGTAGCCGGGTATTTAAAGAACTTTACTATCCTTATTTATACTACGCAAGTACTTTTTTATACAGATTTATCATTTCCGAATGCACGTTAACTTTTGCTTCCAGCATGGAAAAAACGTGGGCCTCCGCTTCCGACCCCTGCAGCTGCACCACGGTGCACTTATTTTTCTGCCCTGCTCGGTGCACGCGGGCGTTTGCCTGCTCGTATATTTCCACCGATGACGTCGGGCCCCACCACACAACTGTATCCGCTGCAGTAAGTGTCACTCCATGCGCCGCAGCTTGCGGTTGTATCACCAGCACGCGAGGGCTGTCCGTGGTTTGAAACCTCTGGAAGATGTCCGTGCGGTTAGACGCGCTAACACTGCCGTTGATAGTCTCTGCGGTAATTCCGTCGCTGTTCAGCCGGGTAGTGAGCACTTCGATGACGCTGCGGAAAGGGGCAAAGATCAGCACCTTGTTTTCCGTCTCGTTAATAACTTCCATGAGCACGTTGTAGCGGCTGCTGATATCAAACTCTATGGTCTCCCCATTCTCACTGTACACAGCCCCTGCCGAAATCTGCAGTAACTTGCCCAGCTTCACCGCCGCATTTACTGCGGTTACCTGCTCACCGGCGGCCTCAATCACCATCTTTTTTTTCATGATGTTGTAGTACTTGGTCTGCTGCGCGGTCAGCTCGACCCTGCGCTTGACGGTAACCATGTCCGGCAGGTCCATACACTCGGCTTTTGTAAACCGTATCGCCGGTTGCAGTGCTTCATGCACGATATTTTTAGAGTTGGGCCGTGGTATATACTTGAACTGGGTTAGCTTGTACATGACCAGATCACGGAACCCTGTGAAATACTTTGGCACGCCGTTGGGGTTTACCAACTTCGCTAGGCCGTACGCGTCTTCCGGGGACTGCGCCGCAGGAGTACCTGTCATCATCCACAACCACGTGTCTGGCCCAACCAACTGCTTGAGAGCCTTCCATCTTTTTGTCTGCACGTTCTTCAAGTACGTAGCTTCATCGCAGATTATCAAGCCAAACCGGCCATACTTGAGGTCTTCCAGAGAGTTAACCACGGTGTCGTAGTTGGTCACCACGAACTCTGCGTCGCTCTCTATCACCGCCTTACGCTTGGCGGCGTTGCCGTGGGCAATGTCCACTTTGCGGTGCATGATGGTTTTAAAGAAGTCCGACCGCCATGCTACGTCCATGATAGATAAAGGGCACACCACCAGTACGCGTTGAATAGCCCCGGCCGTTATCAGGTAGTCCGCTGCCCATGCCGCCGCCGCAGTCTTGCCTGACCCTTGCTGGCTAAAGCAAAACGCCCGTCGGTGCAGTGTCAGAAACTCTGCCGTGGTGCGCTGGTGTGCAAACGGGGTGTACAGCCCCGGCCAGCCGTATGACTTATTTATGGGCGAGGGGACTTGCTTAATGCCGATGTTTTTAAGCACCCGCATTTCTTCCAGTCCCCAGTTTACTGCGACCCTCCCGTCTGGCATCTGCTTGCTTTTAGATATTGTGTTTAATATCTGCCGCGGATTGCGTACCCGCAGCAGCACAGCCTTGTTGTTGTAAATCTGCATGTTGCCCTTACTTCTTCGGTTTGTGCCCGTTGCGGCTGCGGTTGGCGCGTGCGGACTCTATTTTGTATCCTTCGGAGTTACTACCGCCTTTACTGAGCATCTTGTTGTGAGACACATCTTTACCCTCGCGCCTGTCGGCCTTGCCGTTGTTGTTCTTGTCCGCGCCCGTCTTGTCGACTGCGCGTCGTGCACGCTGGCGCTCCATGCGGTCCCCGTGTTCCCCTCTGGCTTTGGCTGTCTTGGCTTCTTGCTTGTAATCACGCACATAGCTTTTTGAACTTGGCATCACATATTTCTCCCGTTATGAGGGCAGCTCAGTACTACGCAGTACTTTTTACACAGCCCTGATGTTTTGGGGTTCCACACCCCGGATTCGATTGCCGTTAAGATTCGTCCGTACCGCTTTAACCATTTCGCCCACAGCCCCGGTGCATCACTGCGCTGGTACCCCCTGCGGATGAACGCTTTTGCTACCACAAAGAACAGGGCCGCATCGACGAATTCGACCTGCGGGAAGTGCTTGAACGTCGCCAACGCCATCAGCTCCAACTGGTCGGTGTCCGCGTACTTGGCACTCTTGCCTGCTTTGTAGTCCAGCACCTTTGCCTTTGTTCCATTGATGATACTGAGGTCTGCTATACCGCGCCACCACACCTTGGGGTCATCCATGTCGCACGCCTCAAGGTCTTCCGTCAGGCCCATCTTGTACTCGCACAGTTTCTCACCCGGCAGCGCTTTGAGCTTGTCCAACGCCTTCTTGGCAAACCAAAACTGCTTTGGTAGCTCCGCTTGGTCGGATACATAAAACTCTGCGGCCTCGTGAAACTGCTCACCGTACAGCGCCGCTTCGTTCTGCTCGTCCGTAACATCCTTCTTGATCTTGAGGTGGTAATACTTCCTCGGGCACTGTTCAAACAACTTAATGGCACTGAACGACCATGTTGGGTTTTTCACTTAGCGTCTCCGTAGTTATCCGCGATGTCGCCTTCCGACCACGTTATCAGCTGCGGCCACCACTTGGGCGGCGTTCGCATTATTGTTTGCAGCGTTTCAAGCACAGCTGGTGCATCGCTCTCAGGCACTATGTAAACCAGTTCGTCGTGCACTGCCAGACTCGGGCGCATCTTAGTCTGCTTGTACATTTTATATGCGTTACCGGCAATGACGTCGCGCGCCAACGCCTGAACACAATTCTCCGTGACCTTACCCGCGTATATTCTCGCTTGGTGGCGGCCAGTACCGTATACCCACTCGTTCCGGCCGTTTTCACTAATTTCTTCTCGCAGCGCGGGGTAACGTATTACGCGCCCAGACGGCAGGTGTATGCCCTGCGCCGATGTCTCCATCAACGACCACGGGTCAATAACCATGCGGTCTTCCTGACTTATTAATTGTAGCATCTCATGGCACCTGCGCCACCCGAGCACAATGTTACTGTACGCGTCGCGCCACTGCATGGTAATCGCTTGAGCTTCTTCTAACGACAAGTCTACGCCGCCCATGGTCTTGGCAACTTTCTGAAATGCGCCACCTCCGGCGCCAAACCCCAGTCCCAAGTGCGCGACTTTGCCTATCTGCCGCTGCGGCTTTGTTACTTCCGCTAGCTTCACCCCATAAAGCCTGTGCGCAAAGTCTTTATACAGGTCAGCCTTGTCTGGTGACGCTCGGTACAGCGCCATGCTGCTAGGAACCTGCCACAAAAAGTGGTTAACTCTCACCTCAATGCCGGACAAATCGGCTACCACCACTTTGTGCCCTTTCGGGGCGCGCATTGACCGACGCAAAGCGTCCGATAGCTTGGGCTTACCCGGGTTTATACTTGGTAGATTCTGCGGGTTGTATAGGAACCCAGACCATCTTCCCGTAGTGTCGGCACCGCAGTAGTGCAGTGGGATCGGCAGCTTGCCTTTAAGCGCTTTACCTACAGCAGTAAATGTCTCAAGGCGTGTCTCCAGTATTGTCGATTTAACGTCCAGTCGCGTTAAGGCCGCCATAGCCACGGTTTCGTTCTCATGTTCTTGCAGCGCAATGAAAGCTTCGTCGGTTTTAGCCAGCGCCGGTACCTGTTTTTCTGGGTTGGACGGGCTTGGTTTCATTGGAGTGGGTACTCCGAATGATGTTAGTAGTGCTGAGAACTTTGGTGCTGACGCCAACTGCGCACGTACATATTGCTCCGCGGTGCCTACCGGTAGAAAATCAACCCCCGTAGGGCCCCGTAAATACCTAGCCAGTTGTTGCAACGCCTGAAGCTTTCGCAGTTTTTCATCTGCTAGGGCTCGCTCCAACATGGAGCGGTGCAGTACAAACTTCGGCTCTACCAACATACGTATCGTGCTGTCGACCTGCCATAGCTCGTCGGCGGTGTAGTGCTTCCTGAGCGCTTGGAACAGGCCGTGGCATTGGTCAGTATCGTCGCGGTTGTACTCCGCCATCGCCAGCAGTTCTGTGTTCGTGAAGTCGCACAGGTGCTTGCCTTTGGTGTTGAGCAGGGCGGTGTTGTCTTTGACACCCAGCTTGTAGTGCTCAACCAGTTTGGCTAGCGAGTTCCCGCAGGTCTTACTGTGCAGGGGTCTGGCCATCGCCAGCGTGCACCCCCACACTTTTGGGTTAATCCCAAAACGCCACGCAAACAGCATCGCGTCAAACGCTGACATGTTATGCGCGACTAGCATCACGTCCGACCAATCTTGTGCTTGTAAGCGCTTGCGTATAGCCGCTTCGCCAAACCACACCTGTGTCGGCCCGTCGTCTACCTTTAGGGACAGCGAAATGATTTCTGTCTCCGGGTGTAACACGTAATCTATGGGGGACATCTTGGTAAGCGAGTGCGTCTGCGACCAGTACGTTTCAAAGTCTCCTACTATTAGTTTCACTCTTCATCGTCCTTATTAGTTATTAAGCCCCCCGGCCCCGTGACTGCACACCCACCGGCGACTGTTGGTGGTGAGCCGGTGGGTTTCGTGCTCGTTGTCACGCGGCTATGCGGTGAACGCGGCCCAGTTTATCCACGCTGTACTCGTTAGCTACTGGCAATCCTTCGAGGGTACGCCATGCAACGTACAGGTCTGCTAGAAATCTTTTTACTGCGTAGCGTACTGCCATGTTATGGCGATGCCCTTTGCTTTTCTCTGCGTGTGCAGGGCTGCTCTCCAAGCGGTGCTTGTAGTCATCATAAATCTTACGGTACGGGCACTTAACCGCGCTCTGTTTAATGAACGATGAGCCCAGCACGCCGACCAGTTTAGTCTTTAGGAACGGGTTAAACGAGATGCCCATCTTCGTCTGCTCCTTTTTTTCCTTATCTAAGTAGGTGGACTCTACCAAGTGCTCCTTGCGCCGTGATCTTCCCTGTCCGTCACCGGCTACGTCGAGCCCCGCGTACTTCCACAAGCTGGACGGGTACTGCGCTGCGTGGATGTCGATCTCCGACACAATGACCCCTGCCATTGCTGGCCCTACGCCGTACACGTTTACCAGAAACTCGTTGTAGATCGGGAAGTCTTTGAGCACGTTCTTCAATCGGCTGAACTGCGTCGCCTCCTGTTTCTCAAGGCTCAGGTACTGATCTATCAAAACAAGTTCGGTGTAAGTGTTTATCAGCTCGTCGCCTTTGAACGTGGACTGGCGTGGCAGGGTGGCTACGCCATCTGCCAACTTTTTGTAGGACTCACGCAACTCGTCTAGCAAAGTTTTCTCCGCTGCGTCTAGCGTCTCTTCTGTTGCACTGGGCGCTTGCCCCAGTTTAGCTTTCCAGTTAGCAACGATGCGGTTGCCCATCTGAATTCTCAGTTTCTGTATGTCGTATGCACCACGTACCATCGTTCGTATATCGCTCATTGTGCTTCTCTTTTAGTTGATTGGTTGATTGTTGTTTGACTCGTTAGCTGATTGTGGTTTTCTTTGTCTATGTGACTCGTTAAGATCAATTGGTTTTCTTATGTTCGATGACTCGTTTGTTTTTAATGGTTTTCTTCGCTCAGATGACTCGTT